TCAAGTGATGTGACCAATCTCTGTTGCGCGGCATACGCAATTGGTGCTAATTGTTTTATACTTTCAATTGTTTGTTTGTTTGCACCACCTGTTGATTCTGTTTGTGTTGTTACAACAACTGGATAATCATTACCTAAATGATTAAAATCACTATTTGAGGTAAACACTGTACCGTTATCTGCAAGTGGTCCTTTACTTGACAAATAGGTCACAACAACTTTTTGACCTGGATCTGGTTTTTTACCAAATGATACACCATCCCCAAAATTTAGTTCGTAGTGTCCGTTGGGTGCCTCGCGTACAGAAAATACCCTTGAATCCTTATCAATCGTTACTGCTTTTTTCAGAGGAATATAAGTTTGATAACCTGTTGATCCTGCATTGTTGTATACAAGGACCTTGGCTGTAGCAATATCCATTGTTTCATCAGGTATTACAAAAACTTGTCTTTCATTTTTCTCACCAACAAGAAATGTTTTTGTTTTTTCAATACCTTCTGCAATTGGTATATTACTGGAGCCTTTTGAATCCTTAAATATGTAGGTACCAGTACCATCATCCTTTGCAAAGTATGATTCTTGTGTTCTGAATGTATATGATATTCCATCAATGGATGATGTAAATGTCCACCCAACAGGTAATTGAATTTGTGGCCTTCTTCCTACAACACCTGACATATTTACAGAAAGATTTACAACAGCCTTTGATGTTGTGATTGATCGTACCTCATAGCCTAATGTTTCGGCATGTGATACAACGGATGATCTTAATTGTGCTGTTGGTAAAAATGATTCATTAATTGCAAAGTTTGCAGTTAAACCATTTAAGTGTGTATTATACGCAAGAACATCCAAAAGGTTATTAAGACCAGATGCCTCAAAATCATAGTCGGCAAATTCACTTTTTGATTTAAAATAATCTTTAAGTGATTCCTTAATATTTTGAAAATCAAGTTCTGATGATTTAATAACGGTTGACATTTATCTGAGCCTCGCTAATGATACATCGACTGTAACAATTTCTTTTGTGCTTATTATTTGAATTTGCACTGATACGTCGAGTGAATTATAATCCGGTTGTAATTGAACTGTTACGGCCAGAACATTAGCCCTAGGTTCAAAGTTTTTAATTGCATCATATATCATATTCTGCACATATTCTGGATCAAAGTCTGCATCTAATTCAAAAAGAGCAGAATGTAAATCTGCACCAAAATATGGTTGAAAAGGTTTTTCGCCACGTGATGTTAATAAAAGATTTTTTATGGATTGCTTTACCGCTGCAGCGTCCTGTTTTTTATACACATCCCCTGCAGGTTTTGCTGTAAAGGTTAGATCCAAGTCAACATATTGCCTTGTTCTAGTACTGGCAATGGATGTACTTAAATTCCCATCCTCTATTGAAAATGCTCTAGCCATTTAACCCTCTAATATTGTTATCTCTATTTATATACTTTTTGGAGATATTTCTACCAATTCACCATTTGTTTGTGTGTAATTATTATAACGAGTTTCTATTTCATTTCTATATCTCATATTCCAATCGGCATTTACAGATGGCATTTGAATAATAATTTGTGCGTTCAATGAATCATCCGGATTATATGAATCATAATCTAAAATCATTCTATCAAAATTTACATAATCCTTACAATATAATGCCAAATCAAATGTTTTATCAATATCAATAAGTCCATTCCTATCCCTTAATTCATACACAACAACCTGACCACGAGCCGCCAGATAATTAAGACTGTTAGGATCTAATGTTTCTCTTTTTCTATACAAACCTTCTGCCACTACAAGCCTATGACTATTTAATTCCTCAAGGTATTGTTGGGCAGATTTCATAAACTCTGCATGTGCATATAAATTACGAGCAATTTTTATACGCTCAATATCATCCGTGATATGTTCCAATGTAATAGGATCACCATAACCACCAAGGAATTTAGCAAGTGGAATACCTGAACCAAGTTTTGTTTTACTATTAATCACACCATACTTTGTATATTGTAACTCTGGATTATAAAGTTGGTTTGGTATGAGTGTACGAACAACAATTGTGTTTGATTCATTTGCAATTTTTTCTAATCTTTGATCCTCGTTACCCAACAGTTTACCTGAAGGTATCTTACCAGTACCATCTCTGTTAAAAATAAGCCCAATATCAAATTGCTCTGGTTTTTGTTGAATATATGTTGGTGATAACACACCTTCTGCAATTGCACGAGCAACAAACTTTTTATTTCTTGCAGTATTTGGATCTCTGAGTTTTGATCTAACCATTTCTGTTGTCAATGGGTGTTTTGAGATACCATCATATCTATTTGACCTATTAATGGTATCCTTCATTGCATTACCAGGATCAATTGTTACATTTCTTACACCTTTATCAGATTGATTTAGGTATTGATCCATGGTTGATGATGAAGGGCCTGGTGGTGTCATTCTGTTTGCAGTATCAGTTGCAGTGTTTGTAACCGAATAACCTTGAGCAGAGCCTGTACCACCACCTGGGTCTGGGTCAGAATAATTTTGTGAATTGGTTACATCAGACGTGACGGATCTTTCTGCAGTACCTTTTAAATCGCCATGGAATGTTGGTGCTGTAACACCAGCAGTAAATGTTGCTGATGTACCATAATAATTTTTACCATAGTGTATTACATTATCACCACCTATTGCACCGGTAGTTGAAATTGCTGTAAGGTCCGTTGCTGCAATGTTTATATCTGGTGATGTAAAATTCATCGCATTTTTTGCGGTCACAATTGCGTCATCGCCAATGTATTGTGCATGTTTACCACCAATACGCTCGGTATTTGCACCCTTAATGATTGTGTTATTGTCAGATAAAAATGTATTGGTATTTGTACCACTCACAAATGTCGATGCATTACCTGATACAGTTTCCAATTTATTTTCATACACTTTGGTATTTGACCCACCATACACTTCCTCATTCTTATCACCATGTACTCTTAAATTGTAATCTCCCCCAACATCCATATCCAAATCACCAGATACATGTAATCTTAAATTACCATGATAATGTATATCACCATCACCTTCAATGATAACCTTTTGATCACCACCTGTGATATGAATTGTATTATGTCTTGATGAAACAATAATTGTACCATCAGGTCTCATTTCAACACCTGAACCAGTTTTATGTCTCCACAATAACCTTTCGTTATTTGGTGTGTCATCAACTTCTGTAATGTGCCCTGAAATACTTTCCTTTACCTGATTTAAAGGATATTCTGAGTGATCATTTTCTTTTAAATCCAGATTTAAATCTGCAGTACCTCCGCCAATATACAATTCATTTGTGTGCACACCTCTGGCGGCTTTATTTAATGATGAGGCATTGCCATAACCAACACTAGGGAAGTTATTTGTAGGATCTGCAAATCCATCTCTTGCCTTTACTTTATTTTTTAATACCTTTTCAATATCAGACATACTTTATTCCTTTGGCCGCTGCAGACATTTTATTGCGTAGATTTTCTGTTAACTTATTATCCTGTGTTTCATCCAATACCTTAACTGCATTATCCGTAATACCACTACCATCAACCTGAAGAGCCTCAAATACTTTTTCGGCCTTTTGTCTCAACAAATCAATTGTATCCTGGTTATCATTAAACCATGTACTTAATGATTCAGTGGCATCAAATCCTTCCCTACCTAAATCCGTGATAAGTTTATTTGGGTCTGGTATTTTATTATGTTGGGGTTGAGGTGTTACAATATTTGCAGGTTGTAGGTCAGCCAATTGTTTTGCAGATAATACCTCTTTTACAGGTATTTCATCATTAATTGATGCCTTACCAAATTTTCTTAGAATATATGGTCGTACACTAAACCCAGGCGCTGCTGTTGAATTTTCAGGTAATAAATCATTTGCTCCATATATTTCTGCACCTGGAAATACCTTAATAAATGATTTAATAATTTCATCCATTGATTCTAATTGTCTGTGTGGTTTGGATGTTTTTGCACTTGCATTTAATGTAATGTGAATTGCGTTATCATATATTTTTTGACGTACTGGATATCCTAATGAAATAATTTTATTTTTTGGAGGGACAACCTTTTTAATCAGTCCACTTTGATGAACATACATATGTGTTTGTAATCCATAATCGTTTGGTCTTGATTGTGTTCTACTAATGCCATATTCTGTTATGTGAAAATTGCTTATTGCTTGGTGTATTTCATCAACTGTATAATCATCATATCCAAATGGCAGATTAGACCAATCTATAATAAGACAGGTAATTTCTCTTTGGTTTGATGCAAATCTAAATTCAGCCTCTATATGATCGGTTGATGAAAGTGTTTTAAATTCATATGTACCTCCAACATTTGTACCTCTGCTATTTAAACCAGCCCATTCTGCATCGCCTTGACCGGCAACATATAAATTTCTTTTTTCTGTTTTACCGGTAACAATTTCTGTCACATTTGATAAACCACCTTCCTTAATTACAGGTGGTGGTGTTACAGTTTTACCTTCAGCATCTGTCAACTGTACACCATCTGGAACAAAGGCAGTTGTATTTACAAGGGATTTAAATCCTGGTTGGTTAAATGTTTGTGCAACTAGTTGTGATATAATATTACTTACACCTGATGCAATACCACCAAAAACATTAAGTGATCCAAATGGATTACCTAATTCAGTACTTACCTTTCGAGATGCCTCAACTGTTTGATCACCAAGTACTTGTTCAATACCACCTTCTTGTACATCGGTAATTGCCTCATTTGCAATATCCTCTATTGAAGCAGAGGCCTTAATAATATTTGGAACCTTTGTTGTGGCTACATTAATACCTTCTGTTAAACCGGCATTCATGCCAACAAGGTTATTTTGCACAACAACCTCATCAAGTTTATCGGCTGAACCACTTGTTGAACCTGTAAGACTACCTATATCACTGGTTGCAGTATTTGTTTTACTTACGGTTTCACCTGCAACTGTACTAGTCATTATAGCAACAACAGGTTCATCCTTTACTGGTTTACTACCTGTTGTATATGATATTGGTGTAAACGCAGGGTTTGTTTTATTGCTTACAGTTTCTGCTGAAACTCTTTTCTGCACTGCTTTGGATGCAGTTGCCTTATATTCTGCACTTGCAAGTGATCTCTCGCCATTTTTATTTTTAATTGATGTTGATGGTATAATACCTTGTTGATAAAAACGACGTTCACCTTCCTTATATGCAACGACGATTGGCTGTGGAGGACTACCGGAACCACCCTCACCCCATAATTTACCACCTTTTGCTTCACCCCAAAGATCCACATGAACACCAACGCCATTCATATATCTTGGGTGTGCACCAATACCTTTTGCGCCTGCAGCGGCTAATTCCGTAATAAATTTATTCATTACAGGATCACGGCCATTAGTTTTAAGTCTACGATTTTGTCCATCATAAACATAAACATCTGCAGCATAACCTGCATCATGTCTGGTACTGCCTGTTCGTCTTGTACCGTGACCTTCTATATCCTGACCACCACTAAATATTTCTACTCTTACACCTGTTGCCTTTGCAGCAGTTTCCAATATTACAAATAGCTCTCTTTGTATTTGTTTATTTCTTGTTTTATTTGCAATATCGTTTGCATAATAAACCGTACCATCTCCACCACCATTTGCCTGTTCAACAACATTGGTTTCATTCTGATAATACCCATTACGGTCAACTAATTGGCGACCTTGTCTTTGTATGGATGATTCCTTTTTGGGTATTGATCCAAGGATTAAAGGTAATTGCGAATTTTTACCATCTAGAAAAATACCAAAAACCTGAGCTGTTGGTTTTAAACCAACGGTTCCACCATAACCTGATGCTCCGGCTTCCGTACTAGGTAAAACAACAGATGCCCAAGGCAAATCCTCAGTAGATGCATTAGTAGGATCATCAGGATGAACACCATAAATTCTAACCTTCACTCTCCCTAATCGTTCAGGGTCATTATCAACTCTTACAACCGTACCTAAAAACCAACGAGTTTCATCGCCATAATAATCTTTATGTGTTGATGGCAAACTCATACAAATACTCCTGTCGGTGTTGGTACCCTATCACTCTGATAATTTGCTACCTTAGTACAAATCATTGTGGTTTCAACCTTGTTTGATTTTGAAAATTTAAATGTATAAGTGGCAGCGGCAATAAGATAATCACCTGATGTTCTTGTGTCAATCCTTGACTCTTCAGTTTCTGCCTTTGTTTTTGTTAAAATCCTAATACTATTCCCAATACCATAATTTTGATCACCGTGTATGAATTCTGCTCCATCAACCGTAAGTTTAAGTGGTGCCTTATTTAAAAGATATTGTAGTGCACGAGCTTTAATTTTCATTTTATGCGCGCCACCATCCATTTCCTCATCATACGATTTTATATTTTCATATGGCTTTGCATTACTTATATGGGATCGTATACGAGAATCATAGTTTGATATTTCAACACCGTCCATTGCTAAAAACCCATCAACCAAAACTCTTGCTTGCTTATTATTTAATTTATTTATGTCAGGGAATAAATCATTGTTGATATTAAAATCAACTGATTCATAATCACCACGTGTAACATCATAATATCTATTTGTTGAACTAATCACACCTTGCGAAATCATCTCATACAAATCATGTATATCCGTTTGGCTCATTTTTTCAATTACAAAATTTCTCATTTCTGTTTCTGACGAACCACTTGCCTGTGCATCAATGAAAGGAAAATCAGGATTAATAACAGGTGATGATAAAAGTGTTTCCAAATCTGCAAAAATATATTCATCTGTTATTGCAGTTTTATACAAATAAAATGGGTAACCATTTTCATTAATTGCTCTATTTCTAATCCACTCAGCCGCCTCCAAAGGTTGCATGTGTGGAATAATAACCTTTGTCTTTTTAAGAGAATTAAATGTTGCGCTTGTTTTTAAATCATCTCTACCCAAGTATTCTTCAATAATTTTATCAATTATTTCGTGTGGTTGACCCTCATATGATCTATTAATGTTTTGTAGATTTGATTTAAAAAGATTTTCATCAACCAATTGAAATACAACAGCCTGAGTTGTTTCATTTGTCTGTATCTGCTTTTTGATTGCTTTAATTACAAAATTAAATTTAATTGGTTTTACTTTTTTGGCGTCTGTATTTCTTTTAATTATTATTTCAATACTCTCAGCACCTTGTATATCCATACCTTCAATAACTGCTTCACCATCTACCATAATAAGATATGCAGTTAGGTATGGTTTATTTAAATGTTCAAAAACAACCAACTCAGATAGAACAGAACTAATTTCTACCGTAAAATTTGTTCTGCTTGATTTTAGTGTTGCTGATTCTATTGAATAGGATGAGGAGTGCTCACCACCAATA